ATACTAAATGCTAAAAATACTCCACCTGGCCCTAACATTGATTGGCCTAATGCTTTTAAAGCACCTCCAGTTGTTTTAGTTGATTCAGTTAAATGTTGAAATGATTGTAATAATATTGGTAAGTTATTTTGAATACCAATAAATCCAAATGGTAAATCTTGAGCAACTTGACTTAAACTTGTTAATGCTATTCTTGATTGCTTTGCTGGATCAGCAATACTTTTTTCAAGTGGTTTTATTGATACTGAATTTATATTAGCTAAACTTTGTTTTAGTTTATCTACCGTTGCACTTAATCTAATAAATTCATCACCTATTGCAAGTTTTCTTCCAGCACTAACATTTTTTATAGCAGTTTCAACTTGAGATACTGATGTTGTAAACTTAGATATATCCATATCTAAGTCAAACATTAAATGTTGGAATGCATCACTCATTATACTAATCTTTTAAATATTTCCTTAATCTCATTATCTGACATTACATTATCAGATAACTCATCTCCTGGCAATTCCCACAACTGCTCTGGCGTTTTTGGTGCGGTATTTGGATCACCCATTAACCGCACCATTGTAAACATCAATAATCTTGTCTGCTTATATGAATCAATTTTTTTATTATCATGACCTTGCATCATTAATGAAAGATGCCTACCGCTCATTGCATAAAAATCATTTGGTAATAAACATAGCTCACCAAATGCAAATGATTCTATTTCTTCCCACGTATAGTCTTTTTTTTTGCTTCCGGTTTTTTAGAATCTGATTCTTCCTTTTTAATAAAGTCATTTTCTGCCCATAAAGTAATAATATCTTTTATTGCTTCCAAAACAACTTCATTAGTAAGATTTGATTCTATAAAATCTACAAAATATTCAAAAGAGTATTCTAGTTCTGCATCTTTAATAATACAATTATTATAATATCCAGAATATAAAATATGTGCAATTCCTATCTCCGTTAATTCATTATTTTCAAATGATTTTCCTTCGACAAATCTATCTTTTAAATATCTAAAAGAAGCTAATCCAAATTTAAGTCCAATCTTTTTGTTATCAATTAAAATAGTAGTGTAGTTCATAATTATACAGTTATATCAAGTGTTCCGCTAGATGCGATTGTTCCAGAAAATTTAATGAAATCAGTAGATGTTTGGTCAAGTTTCAATGAAGTGATATAACCAAGAAATTGATGATAGTAAGCAGCACCAATAGATGATCCAGAAACAACTGGATTTGCTACTTTAATATTAACTAGTGTCTTAGATGTCATTGCAGTCAAAAGAGATGAATATGATACTTGCGATACTGTTGGAGCAGTTTCACAAACCGCACTAAAATCAATACTCATAGAAGCATCACCTATTGCAGTAAAAATCCCACAGTTAGTTTTGTCTTGTGTACTGTCAGCAGATGTGTTTACTGATGAAGATGATAGACATACAAGGGTCTTATATGAAGACCCACCAGCTACATCTATATCAATGTTTTGATTCGAACCTAATACTTGTGCCATTTTTCGTTGTTTTTAATTTTGAATTATTGAATTGTTTATTGTTATTATTTTTCTTGCTACATAAAAATCACCACCATCAATAGGCAGATACCTTGATGCACTTCTTGATTTAGGAAATATTTGGAATGTAGCATTCCCTATATTTTGTAATGCAGTTGTTGGCATTAATAAGTTTAATATTATACTTGCTATATCATCAACTACACTTAAATCCCTATTTCTATATTGCTCACAGAATATATCTATATCAATATCTGTATCTGTTACAAATTTATGATTATTATTGTCAGGACTTTCATTTACACTACCTAAAACTATATATTTATCTGGGACAGTTTCAGATGGTACTTGTCCATATACTGGTATAGATTTACCATTGTATATAACATTACCGTTTAATAATGTTAAGTATGCTTGTCTTATATAATTTGTTGTATCTAACATTATATATTTTTCAAAGTGTCTTTTACTTCTTTTTCTATTATAGCACTATATCTTTTTATACTTGGGTAAAAATATGGTTGCTGTGGCATAGTACCTTTACCGTTTTTATAAAATGTACTTGCTACTACTCTCCATTCTTCACTTAATTGAGATTCATATTGTTTATAGTATATACCAGTACCGAATTCTATGTATGCAGCATTAATTCCAGAAGATACTAGTTCATATCTAAAATCACCAGATTTATTTAAATGAATCCCGTTTTTTAATGATGCTGGTGCTAAGCTTTTAGCTGATGTTTCCATATCAACCATTCTAGCACCTATTGTGTCATCAATTTTTTTAGCTAATCCATTTTTAGCATTAGCTAGTCTTTCTAATGCTTTTCTAAATGACATATCATTTAATTTGATTGATGCCATTATATTACCACTTTTTTATATTGATGATAATTAAGTCCTTCCCATGTAGGATATTGTGATAATGAAGTTCTTGCATCCCCAATAAATTTCTTTCCTCTATTCTCATATCCCCAAGCTACTAATGTCAATATATCGTTTTTTATATCATCAGGCATTGAACTATATCCAGCTTGATACGTTATAGTATATATTCCTTCGCTATATAGCCAAATTTTACCACCTATAATCTCATAATCTTCATCCTTAACTAGGATGTCATAAGTAGTAAATCCAGACTTAAATTTAAGCTCATTAACGCATACTAATGGGCCATAAGGCACATCTACCATCCATACATATGGAACGCTACCGGTAAGCTCTATATTCGCACTAATCAATTTATTTACAAAAGAAAGACTACATAGTTTTTCAATATGTTGTCTTGCTGAAGCAATTAAATCTGATATTATACTATCATCAGTATCATAAGATACCCTCATCCAGTTTTTGGCATCAGTTAATGAAACTGGCTCAACTACTGCATCAGCAACTATTTTAACGCTATTTATATAAATCGACATATTTACTTATATTTATTTGCCATTTCTCGCATCCAGTATTCGAACTTACCCAATTTTTCATTTGGATCTTGCTCTTTTGCTCTTGCTTTCGCTTTTTTAGATGCGATGTAATAGGATTTTTCATCATCCAATTTGATAATCGCATCAACCCATTCTTTAACATTATCTCTGTTTTTAATGTAAATTCCAGCTTTGCCACAATTTTCTCTTAGTCCTGTACCATCAGTACATATGACTGGGATTCCATAACACATTGCCTCACTTGCTGTCATGCCCCAAGATTCATATTTTGATGGCATAAGTAATAGTCTTGTCCTATCATACACAGACCTAATATTAGGCGTATTTTCAGCCACAGTTATATTTGGAAGGTTTTGTATGCATTGTTCGTCATAACTCCCCTTAACGGCTAAGAATCGCTTATTAGGCAATGCTCTTGCAATCAGTTCAAATATCTTACCGCCCTTATTTTCGTTTAGATTAATTAAAGTAATAAATTCATTACTTATAGTGTCAATGCCAGAATCAAAGTGAGAAATGTCGATTGGCGGTGTCAACGTAAAATTATCGAATTTGTACTGCAATTCGTTTTTTAACCACTCGGAGTTATAAACAATATATTGCTCTTTTTGTGCATTGATTATCTCTGGATATGGATGAGAGTTATGGATAAGATGAAAAACTGGCTTTTTCCTCATCTGTGCATAAGCTATTGTCCATTTTGAATAATCTAAATGCGTAAACACAACATCTGCCCACCCAAATAATCCCTCAATAACTGATGGATTTGGAGGAAATACATCTATATCTTCAAAGCAATAGTTATTGGTAATCTTGTAATGATTTGCTTGATTCAACAAAATCCTTACATTATGACCTTTACTTCTTAAATACTTAAATATCCGATGTGCCATCCATTCTGCACCACAGTTATGCTTTGGAGGATATAAATGAATTGAAGCTAAAATATTCATATACAGTCATAGTTTATGTAATATCCATATAAATCATTCTTAAATAATAATTTCATAAATGGATACCGTTCAAGAAAAATCTCGTGAGTCAAATCAGGTTGCAAATGCGTTTCATGTATATTGCCATGCTCCTCACCTTGCTCCATTTCAAATGGTATTGCTACCATGCATTTCTGATTTCTCATATTAATATAATTAAGCAAATCAGTTGCATCCTCAATGCTCAAATGCTCTATTATATCACCAAAGATAAAATAATCATACTTTTTTATATTGAAGTCCATTATATCTGAAACATATACATTTTTATATATTTCATGCAATTCGAACTCATAAACATAATCAGAAAATATCTCTAATGCATCAATATTTTCAAAATACGTTTTCAATAATAATCCATATGATCCACTACCAGCTCCTACATCTAAGAACTTACAATTCTTATCAATATTTGCTATTAAATGAAATTTAAAATCTTCCTGGAAAAACGAGTATGAGTATGGCATAATATAAAAATAAAAATAAGGAGGGACTTTCACCCTCCTTCGGTTTTTTTAGCAATTAGATTGCACCGTAGATAGCCGCAGTAGGTTGGAACTGAAGAAGTTCACATCTTGCCTCACAACGGAAAGTTATCAAGTTCTTGATGAAATCATCTTGGTCAAATTCAGTTGAACGAACTGAAAGACCAGATTGTTGAGCGATAGAATATTTTGTTGTATCCAAAACGTATGCTTTAGAAGCAGTAACGAGGCTATGAGGAACAACAGGAATACCCATGATTCTTACATTACCATTGTTATCTATTGTCAATCCACCAGGAACACTATAAGAACCTCCAGAAGGAAGTGTTTTAAGAACACTAGCCCAACCAGCAAATGTGGTCAAGATCAAGTTTGCATTCCAGTTAGCAGCACCTAGTTGTGCGATATAATCGATGAACTTCTCAGCAGTTACTGATGCAGATGTAGAACCAGCAGTTGCAGAAGAAGCAATAGCGTTAAGATAATAAGTATCTTCAGCTTTTTGGAAATCTTCAACTAATGAA